GTCCAGACGATAACTTTCTTGATTTGTATAAGTAAACTTCTTATACAAATCAAGATAATCAATCACAGAGACTCCAGCAATACTATAAGAGATTTGATCTCTACCAGCAATCACCATTTCTTTTCTGTAAATATTTCTCCAAGGAGAAAGACGACGAGCATCTTTTTCTCCAAGAATTCTATCAATTCTTCCTGCGATATAAGGAATATCATAAAGTTCACAATTCCACCCAGTTACAACATCAGGTGTTTGTTCTTCCCAAAATGCTAAAAATCTATGAATTAAATCGATTTCATCACTACACTCTACATACATCACATCCTTACGGATATTATTATAAGGACGAGAACCAAAACAAATAATCTGTTTGGTTGCATAGTTTTGTAGAGTAATCGCAAGAAGTTCTTCGGCACAATCGAAAACATTCGGAAATCCACCTTCAGAAGCAACCTCAATATCAATTGTTACTAGACGAATTTTCTTAATATCAAACTTGATTTCATCTTCTGGATATTTTTCTGAAATATATTGTGCCTTGTAATTATCATTTCCATAAATTGGAAATCCTTCTACCATTGCATATTTTGCAAAGAAATCTTTGCATTCGGAAATCTTACCAGGTCGAATTGGTTCTACATCCAATCCATCTAAAGTTTTATACTTGCTTTTCTTTTTGGAAAGAACATAAAGAGTGGGATGAAACTCCTCTTCATATGAAAAATAGTTTCCATCCTCATAACCTCTCACATAGATTTTATTGAATTTTTCATAAACATTTGTATAAAATCTCATTTAATTAATTTAAGATAGTTATCAAGCAATTTTCCTTTTGGTTCTACAAGAGTTAAAATTTTATCAGAACTTAACATAATTTCGGTCTTGTCTGTATAATCACTCATCCAGGGAACCATTTCTTGGTTATCAAGAATAAGGTGAGGATTGATCAATCTACAATCAGGTTGTCCAATATCTGCTAATACTTCCTGTATTTCGCTAATTAAAATCAACTTGTTCGTTAAGACTAATACTTGTATTGTTGTCTCCTCCACTTGCTCGTCCATCGGCAACGTCATTTCCTCTTCCATTCATTTTCTCCTCGTAAGATTTTTTTACCATTTCTACTGGTTCCACAATTGAAACCACCCAATCTGTGCTTACCGCAATATCTTTTTCAGATGACAAAGGCATCCAAGAATGAAAAGAAACACTATATTCCTTTTCAGTTTCTTCCGTTAATATCTGTGGAACTATAAGTTTTACAGCATAAGGATTTGAAAATAAAAATGAAACTACTTTTTCATCTTCACTTACAATCTCCTTGATATCCGCAATTACTTCTTCTCCAGATTTCAAAAGTGCTAATTTGATAGACATAAACCTTTCATACCTTTTTTTATTATAAACAAAAAAATGGGAGGTGTCAACTGGTTTTTGCCAGTTACCTCCCTGCGACAACGATAGTTAGCTCAATGTTATTTAGTTGAGTTGATATACCTTTCTTTTCTGATGCTCTGGAATAACTCTATTTAGTTTAATAGTAAGTAACCCATCTTCAAAAGAAACATCTTTAACTTCCACATCATCAGAAAGAGTCCAAGTACGTGTAAATGCTCTTTTTGCTAATCCCTGATGTAGGTATTGATCTTCAGAATCATCCGCTTTCTTTGCTTGCACAAAGAGTTTATTCCATTCCGTGGTGACTTCAATATCTTTTCTCTTGTACCCAGCAAGTGCAATTTCTAACCTAAATTCAACACTACTTTCTTTCACTAAATTGTATGGTGGATAGTTAGTATGCGTCTCGAACGCAGTATCAAACCTTTTAAACCACTCATCCAATCCAATACTATTTCTTTGAATCTCCATCAGATACTTTGCAGTTTCTGGTACTGAGAGTGTAAGCGAACTTGTTCCGAACATAATAGACCTCCTTAAAGCGTCTGTAAGTTAATAATGTCCCCGAAGGCAACATCATTAGTATATATTCAGAACATAAAAAAAGCGGGATGTTGTTTCCCGCCCATTTTTATTCGGTTTCTTGGGGTTTTCCCTTCTTTCCGATATTATACTTTGTTTCCAAAATCCATTCGCCCTTTTCCTTGTAAGCAAGAACTTTAATTTGGTTCAATGGCGCGATATCAGTAATATTTTCTGGTTTTACGATTGTAACCAGACCCCAATCAGCAACTAACTGAACAATACGATTACGACGTTGAATATCATTTGCAGTTAGATTTGCGTGTTTACCATCAAGGGCAAACAATTCTTTAAAATGAACAAGATAATATCTACCTTGTTTATGAAGAATATTGCAGCTCTGATAGATTTTCTTTTCCTTGCGCGAAGCAACTCCGATACGAGTCAAAGTCTCACGAACTTTCAAGAAGTCGTCAGGTTCATTTAATAGAACCTCGACCATCATATCTGGTGTCCACTTTACTTCTGGTTCCTGTACAACACTCATTTTTTTCCTCCAGTCTCAAATTTGGATTTAATAAAGTTAATTTGTTCTTTTGTTAATATTCTCAGAGATTGTTGTGCCTTTTCATTATTATAACCATAATAACGTTTGACATAATCAAGATCCTTGATCGTATCTTTACGAAGCCAAGGAGAAAATCTCTTCTTAGTTCTGAGAATATTTATAAGAAAGTCGTATTGTAACTTTTTATCAAGATGATGATTTATATTCATCTCATTTGAAAACATCAAAGAATCAATGTGACCAGAAAAACATTTATTAATAATGTATGGGGCATAATCCTTCTCAAGTGAGGGATCTTCATCAATCAGATTCTTCTTGGTTTGATTGATCGAGTTTAACCAGTCCTTCAATTCCATAATTAAAAAGTAAGAGTTCTTTACGTTGTTTTTGATCCCGCATATATTCACCAACGGAACGCATTGTGTAAGTTAGGTCAAACTCAGCAGCATTCCAGTCCTTAAATCTATCCTTCACAAGTTGATCAGAATTATAACTTACCAATTGATCCATATCATTGGCATCACAATCAGCAGCAAACTTATCGTGATCAAATACTTTGTGCATTGATCCTTTGTTGCCATAGAGATTATCCTTAATATCATAAGGAGGGTCAAGATACATAAAAGCACCTTTGTTTCCATCCATTAGATAATCATAGGAATAATTAGTAATACGCCACTTCTCAATCAGTTTAGAATACTCTGGCAATTTTTCAATCCCTCGCAAAGAGAAATTGGAGTTACTTGCCTGTTCTGAAAATGAAGAACTTTCCGTGAGTCCAGAGAAGGAACACTTATTAACAATATAAAATGCTACGGCACGATCAAAATTTGACGCATCCTTATCATTAATCTTCTCCTTAGAAACTAAGAAAAGTTGTCTTGCTTTATCTGGAGTATTGCACGTGCTTTTAAGAGTTGTAAGTGCATTTGAAAGATCAATACCAAACATCTGGAGTTGCTGCCAGAAGTTTACCAGAGGTTCATAAAGGTCATTCACCCAAATATTAAGATTTGGATACTTCTTTGTAATATGAATTGCAACACTTCCACCACCAAGAAAAGGTTCACGGAACTCATCATAGTTCCGCAGATCTGGAAAGTATGGGTCCATCTTGACGCAAGCACGGGACTTACCGCCTGGGTAGCGTAAACAAGTTTTTAGTTGTTTTTGACTAATTTGCATTCAATTTCTCTATAATCATTTCATACTTTTCTCGGCGTCTGTTTCCAAGATAAGGTTTCATTAATTCAGTCCAGATTTGTGCTGCTTCACCCTGAAGGTTTATATAATAAGTTGGTTTTTGACCTGCTGCTTTATGGACTGGACCCCCATCAGTATAAGTTATTTTCCTACCATCCATTATAGCAGCAACACGCTCCATAACATCTCGGTCAGTCATAGACATACTCATAGAGAGATGGTCCTTTTCAGTATAAGTTTTTCCGTTAGAAAAAGTTCTTGTTCTTCTTTTTTTATAAGACCAAGATCCCTCACCTTCCCATATACCAGTAACCCAAGCAAGTTCAGTTTCTGTTGGTTCTTTATGTTTGTAAATAGTGCCTTTGGCCATAATCTTTAACTTTACTCCACTTCTATTTAGTAATGGAGTTTTAAGAGATTTCATACTACCACTCATCAGATTCATCCTTCCATTTGTAAAGTTCATCGACAATTTCATAATAAAGTTCTCGCACTTGCTTTTTAGGTGCGAGAGAAACATTTTTAGCAATATATTC